AGGTCGTTCTTTACCCTGATGGGGATTATTGTCGTGTCTCTATCTTTTCTCATGGCTGCTAACTTACCTATATGGTTTCCCCATCACCAAATATCGCTATTACAAATCCAAACGGATTCTTGGGTTGCCACCCATCCCCCCATGAGAAATACCATCGAGGCATTTTACCTTTATTTTTAATTAGCCAATCAGAATGGTGGGAGAATCCCACCCACCCTACTATCACAGGGTCTCCAAGAACTATGTTTTCCTCAATTCTCTTATCGTTAGAATGAATAGTTATATCTCTTACCCCCATACCTATTGCGAGTCTAATTTTATTTGCAACCCATAGTGGTAATTCGCCCCTAAAATATAGTGGACTTGAACGACCCCCCCCCGTAAATTTATGCCCCCAACGACTTTTAGGGTCTTCGGTAGCATTTACCACCAAACATCGTGTGGGATAAACGGCACCTATATTCTGAGCTAAGTTATAAATGGATGCAGCGTACTTGAACTTCAGGGCGAATTCTGGTGTTACAAATAAATTGAATCCTGCACCCTTTAACATATCTGGACTCGATTGCCGAGTACCTAAAAGCGTTGAGTTTATTTCTTTTTCTTCTCTGTGAAATACTAACCTTGCTTGGCATTTTTCTGCGACATCAATCATTGTCTTCATTTTTGAAAACATCCTCCAAATGTACCTTTTTAGTTTGCAATGGTATCCATTTCATACCTAACGGCTTTTCATAATGCCCAAACTCTACTTGATAGATATTATTCACATCAATATATTTTTGGATTTTCTTAATTGTGTCTCTATCTTTTCTCATGGTATTACCATTTTACCATACGCAATTAGTAAAATGCAAGCATTTCAGATATTTATTTCTACTAAAACTGATGCTGGATTTTTCTTTCTACTGTTACTATGGTGTCGTTGTGATGAAGTCCGTGAGCGACAAGTAATATTTCCACAATCTCAAACCCCCTCACCTTACCAACACCATTACTATTCCATCCGCAGGTTATAGCATACCCGCCCTGTTTTATTTTAGGTGCGATTGCTTCATAGACACGGCCATAAAAATTGTAACTGGTATCTTTGTAAGTAGCCTTAATCCCCTGTCCTCTGTAATGCTCAGATATTTGTCGATAGGAATAAGGAGGGTCAATCAACACACCATCATAAACACCAGTCAACCCCTTACAAAATTCAACAGCTTCCAGATGATACCGAGTAGGTTGTCTGCCATCCATGTCATTAGTTATCGTAGCAGGGCTATTGGCTCCGGCAAAGGGGTCTACCCACACGCCACTATCCACATATCTAGTCAACAATTCAGCTATTGGTGGTATCTGAAAAGTCCATTTATTAGCCCTAGCAAATACTCTATTGATAATCACTTCTGCTCTCCTCACCACCCATTCTGGTATATTACCCTGGTGCGGTATTTGCCCTGCATGGCTCTGCCCCATTTATATCGTGGCTCATCAGTTGTTATTGCTACTACAGGCACTAGCTCTCTGCCCTGCTCAGTGAATGACCTGGCGCACATGATGCACCCTATTTCGCCGTAGCCACTCATAATAGAGCCATCGCATCTAGGACATCGTATGTTCACTACTGGCCTCCTTTTTTGCCATCATTATTATCAGCATCTCAAGGTTTTCTATTTTCAGACGAAGCTTGTCAAGTTCCTGCTCATAGTCCTGGCAAAGCTCGTCTATTACTCGCCTGTGTGTTTTCTCGGTTAGCACAGTCTCACCTCCTTATCTCTGGCTATCTCATGTAGCTGCCTAGTCATAACATTCCCAAGCATTATCACTCTAGTGCCTGCTGGAGTAGAGGACAGTATCACACAAGAGCCTAGGTCTGTAGTCCTCTTGATAGCCTCCATGATTGCATCCCGTTTATCCTTACGGTTGAACATTATTCACCTCTCTGTAGTCTCGTTCATAGTTAGCGGCTTCATTCAACAGGAATTTAAGCATATGTTTCCCCGTATCCTGCCACCACTTAGATTCCCTGTGCATTCTGGCAAGGGCAGCACCCTTTTTCTTCCACACTTCAGGCGCATGTATTTCGCAACCAACGCGGATGTCTATGCGGTCTTTGTATGGGATAATATTCCCATTGTATTTGTGATGTACTACTCCAACCACAGCGCCGCTTTCAATCACAGCGCCGCTTCCAATCACAGCGCCGCTTTCAATCCAAGCACCGCTTTCAATCATGACATCGCTTCTAATCCGAGCACCGCTTTCAATCATGACATCGCTTTCAATCACAGCACCGCTTTCAATCATGACATCGCTTCTAATCCGAGCACCGCTTCCAATCACAGCACCGCTCCATTTTTTCCTTGCTTTTTCTGTTGTTAGATACATTGTGTTACCTCCTTAAAATAATCCTGATTGTATTCCCTGTAGCTTCTGCTTTGGCATCCCCTTAAGCTCAGGTGCCTTGCCTAGTATATGCCAGCCTAGCAACCGCCAATACGATTTATAGTCACGGGGATCGACCTGTAGCAACTGCTCTTTAGGACTGTCCAGGTAAATTACTATTTGCATCATATCCCCCTCTGATAAAGCATCTCGCCCTGCCGTCTGGCTCTTAAGTCCTCTTCAACCACCAGCCACTTATCTTTAGGACTTACGCTATTGTCAACCACCAGCTTCATGCTGAATTTAGGAGCGTGGTATTCGTCAAGCCAGGCTTGATACTCAGCATTTAGCACAGCCTCTTCTAGTTGCGATTCATAGTCGGCCAGGTAAACATGGTCCGAGCCGTCAAAGTTGCGCTCCATGTCAGCATCAGGTATACAGCCTATCAGATTGACTCTCAGCCAGTCGGTTTCAAGGCCGAGCCAGACTATTGCCATGCTGATAATAATTATGGCTGGTAACATTTTATACTCCTATTTTAGCGGCTACTCTAAGGCAGTTCCGAGCTATTGTAAGCGGGTGTATATAGATTGCGCATAGCCATCCCAGGTGTGGGTAATGCCCGGCGTGTTGACCGTTATCCCATAGCCAGTCCCTATCCTGTTCTGACAGTTCGTATTTCATAGCCTTGCCTATATAATGCTGAACTATAGGCTCTGATATATACTTGTCAATATCACGCTTGAATATGGTTTTTATTGGCTCCCGGTAGTGCTTCCTTATATCCTTTGCGGTTATCATTATTCAAACCTCCTTTACTGACTTGCTTGCTCCTGGGGGCTGTCACCGCTATTATGGCTATTTGCGCCAAAACCATTTACTGATAACTGCGTTATGCTTTGCTATATCCTGTAGTTCTGACTTCCGTTTACAAGTAACGCTACAATTTAATAGGCAATATTTGTCACGGCGATAATATGGGTCTGTAGCATCCATGAACGATTTATTTACTTTGCATGAAGCGTTGTAAAACATCTCAATCCCTCCTATTTATTTTAGCTGCTATATGTCATAACGTGGTGAACCATCCGTAATACTGTGCCAGCAAATGTATCTGATACCATGTTACAGCCTATCGCTACCTTGCCGTCACGTATGAAGCTGTAGCAATAGGAACCGTGTGAGTGGTAAGCTATTGCTGAGATACCGTCATGTTCAGTGTATACCGGCGGTTTGTCAGCTTCAATATATTCCTTTAACTTTGCTTCCAGTTTGGTGATGTACTCTGCTTGAGTAGGTGCTATTATTTTTTCATGTTCGTACTGGTAGCCGTGCTTTGTCTTAACCATCTCCTTAACCTCCATTATTTAATCCTACTCCCATAATACTAATTACTTGGCGCCAGCGTGATTGCTATGCCAGCTATTATCATTATAGCTAACACAATTATTAATTATCATACTGTTTTCCATAATGGGCATAATGTAGATTTGGTTTCACAAGCACAATACCTAATCTCAAACCGTGTATATTGCCACTTGCAGGCTTTACATTCTTTGCGCTTCCCTGGCTTGTTACTTACTCTTGTCATCCCTGCCACCTCCGTTTTCTTTTTATTGTACACCCCACAGCACCCCCTGTCATCGGCATTTATGCTGATCTTTTCTAAGCATTTATGCTTATTTATCTATACTAGCTCACAGGCGTTGGCCTACTATTATCTACGATGTTTAATGATATTTCGCACTTATGCTAACTATTTTACATACATCATCACAATAGGTATTGACACAGGCTCAAGGCAATATGGTATAATTAAGACGTTACTCGACGTGAAAGAGTAAAGGCGATGTAACGACTGGCGGACTTGTATTCTTTAATCAAAGCCTCTTACGACCGCTTTAATCTTATTTTATGCCTGTAACCTGATTTATCACTTACAACTATGCATAATGTTTAAGGAGGGTTTAATGCCATCTCACAGCGTAGAAAAGCAATCTAACGCTATATGGAACGATATTATTAATGAAACTAAGAACGGCCCCGTTAAAGTAACCCCTCCTCCAGGTTATATCCCGCCTCCAAGTTCAAAGCTTAAGCCTCGTAAATATAACCAGCCTCTCAATCCCGGTAATATCTATTAAATCGCTCCGGAGTACTAGAATTTTTTAATAGACAGCCCGCTTACAGCAGGCTGCCCCACCTCCCCTCACACTCAAGCTGTACCTGGCTTTTATCCGATACCTCTACCCTTCCTTACACGGTAACGTGTATAACTCGCCTTGCTACATTTGTAACTGAGCTACATTTGTAACAAGGTTTCACTAATTCATATGGATTAGTTTTAGCCTCAAAAGTAGTAGTTTACCGACCTGGGTCAACTATTATTAGAACTCACTAATTCAATTGAATTAGAGAACTACTACTTACAGGCACGAATCTATAGCTAATCCTTATCAATCCCATAAGAAATACTTATACTGCTTGACAAACTAGAACGTATGTGCTACAGTGTTGGCAAAGTGTCTGGTAGGGTTTGTGCTTCAGTAGCCCGGCGCTGGCAGCCCGGCCACCGGGTGAGGAGGACTAATTGATAGCGACGTTACATAATAGATAGGAGGCTGGACTTTGAGTGACTATTACTCACATATAGGACTGAAATATAATCAACGCACAGCTTATAAAAGCTCAATCGTCAGTTACGGCGACCATGTACTTTACCAGTAGGCCACTTGCCAACCATCCCCTGGGAGAAATATGGGGATTACCTACAGAGGGAAATAAGCGTGTGTTATGTTAAGAGGAGGTAAACCATGTGCTAACGGGACAAGTCCAACAACAGGCTCTCTAACATTAAGTATCTTTGCTAACTGCATCATCGCCAATGGCATAAAGAGAACGGTTTGCCAGCGTGGAGGGGGTGAGTAAATCCCTAGAAAGAGAGACTGGCGGGGTACTTACTATAGAGTGTATTGTCCTCCCCTGATACAGCAGGGGGTAAAAACCCATTCGTGCGTGATTTAGAATATAAAGGAGAGTAACGGCATGAGGTTTCACAGGCACAACTGGAAGTATATCAAGTCGTTCACGCGTATATGCGTCGAGTGTTCGTTAATTCAGGTCTTATGCGATGATGGGGAGGAAGACTTCTGGGCGGACGAGAAAGTAGCGGAGAAGCAGAAGTCGAGAAGTTATTGCGAGAGGTTATTAGGGTGCAGAAAGTGAATCGGTTAGCGTCCAAGTGGAGAGCGATACGCAAAAGGATAGGAGAGGAATACGACAAGGTACAGGAGGAGAAGGCGTATTTAGACAGCCTGAAGAAAGACGCGAATAGAGGCGTTCCGGGAAGGGGTTGACAAACAGCGATATTATGTTAAACTTATAGTAAAGGCTGATATGGAGGTAAGACAAGATGGCTGAGAAGTTATATGATGGGGGAGTGCCGTGCAGGGCGCACAACATATCGGGGTTAGCGGATGGGATAAAGGTAGTTGCGGCGGCTGGCACAGATGAAGCGCTAGCGGCGTCTACTCCAGCCAAGCTGGTTATCATACAGGCGCAGACAGACAACACCGGGCTGATTGCGATAGGTAATGCGGGGGTAGACGCGACTGAGGCGACAGGGACCGGCATAATATTATATGCTGGCGACTCGGTAGTAATACCCTGTGATGATTTAGCGGACGTATATATTGACGCCACGGTATCAACAGATGGCGTTAGATATACTTACTTCACTTAGGAGGTATGAGTGATTACGGATGAAGGTTTAGTTGACGATAAGAATAAAATAACAGGGCTGATTTTACAGGTTGAGGTAGCCGTCAGGCAGAAGCAGGATGAGCTTAGCCGATTACAGGTGCAGTTAATGAATTTAGGTGGTGCATTGGATTATATACAAGGGAATATATCCAAGCCGAAGGAGGAAGAAAAATGATACCGATGGGGTTGATTAATAGAAGTCTTGTAGGTTCCCGCAAGGTAGGAGGCACGTGGGGTGCGATAGGGACATGGATATTACCAGCCTTTACTCTTGGTGGGAATATAACGGCAACAGGGAAAGAAATTGATGCAGCCATCCTTGATGCTTGTGTTGGTAAAGGAACATGGACTACATCTGGTATATGGACAATACCTGCTGTTACTCTTGGCGGCGCTATGACTCTCAATGGGCGGGTCTTTGATGCGGGTACGGGTAGTGCTCAAGTAAACACCACAGGTAGTCTTAAAGGGATACTTATTCAGAGTACGAATGATGGCAACCTTGGAGCAACATTTGAGACATACCATGTTTCGGCAAGTCCTGCTGCTGGGGACTATGTTTCCTTACAGGAGTATTATGGTAAGAATAGCGCAGCCGAAAAGATAACATACGGGGAGTTTGTTTGTATTGTCCAAGACCCCGTAGACGCACAGGAGGATTCACAATATCAGTGGACTTTAATGAACGCTGGAGCCACAAATCTGGGCATGACCCTATCAGGTGCAGGACTTCTATCCGTTGATGCTGCTGGTACCGGGGCGGGATCGCCTTCCCTGTTTGACGATTACGATGATGCCCTGCTTATCAAGCAAGGTATTCAGGAGAACAACCGAGAGCTTCTGGCTGATATGGGAGTGCTTGATAGAAAGAATACTGGCTCTGGTTACATGATGAATATACAACCAATGATTAGACTTCTCGCTGGTGGTATTTATCAGACAAGGCAAATGCTTGAGGATATAAGGGATGAGTTGACAAACAAGGTTGTTCAACTGGAGAATAAACTAATGTTACTGGAGGCTGGATAATGGCAAAGATATTAGAGAATCCAATGGAGTTAAAGGTGGAATTTGAGTACGATGGCAAAGATGTGTCCATTGGCCTAACTGCTCACTATGGCAGGGATGCTGATGGGGTGTCTGACAGGAAAGGCATACCGATAATCTTAACTGCTACCCAGGAGACACTCATCAAAAACTTTACCAAGACTGTTGTCATACCGCAGATAAAGGCAGCGGAAGGTTTATAGACCATTTTAGCAATCACTTTACAGGATAGGAGGGGGTCGAAAGATGCCATTACCAACTACAAGGTTGAATCGCAGGTCAAGTAAGGCCGCTATCCAAAAAGCGATTAGCGCTTGTATCTCGATGCTGGCGGATGAGCATCCTGATTGGGATAACAAAAGGTGTGTTGCAGCCTGCTATTCGGATGCCCGCCGAAATGCAGGAAGTAAAGTTTCAAGGAGCTAACTTATGGCAAACAGGAAATGGCCTGCTGTGATGGAGAGGTGGAAAAGCGCGGACAAGGGGCAGCTAGGATTTCCGATAATTACTTTCACTGACTTCTATATCCTTACGGCGGAGCGTAGAAAAGAGGCTATGGCAACAGCAGGCAATATTATTATCCTAGGGAAAGAGGGGCTGGAAGAGACATTTGTTGTGATGACGGTTGAGGAATACGCGAAGGTAAAGATAAATGAGAATTTCAAGCCCAGAGTTTTTCAACGAATAAAAGGCGAGCTTTGGGGGAAACTATAACGGGAGTGCAAATAAAACGAGGTGATTTGATATGCTGGAGTTTTCAATATACACACCCATAGTAAAGCCGTTTGATGGAATAGCAATTAGTGATAGAGTCAGGGTTGAGTTTGTATTACCCAAAAGACCGCTTTTATTCTGGGTAGGCAAAAAAACCGGCGACAGTTTAGATTTACCCAAAGGATATGGGGTTGCTTATTATGATTCCACATGCGCCAAACTTCTGTATGCTTTTATTCCTTTTAACGTTTTCATTGGGGCAGGAATTTGGCTGTGGGAGATGGTTAAGTGGAGGTTCGCTCATATTGTGCGGAAAACAAAAGGAGAGGTTATATAAATATTCAAAGAACGGACTAAATCAACAGAGGCAGAGATGAGACATGCATCTCGAAAAACTGACGGATGTGCGGAGAAATTGAAGCTATGGAAGAGGTATAATGGGCGGAATAGGTAGCGGCAGGCCGACCAAAAAGGACGGAAAACTGCCTGAAAAGAATATCTCCAGCATGACTCCAGCCCGAAAGCGGGTGCTGGTAGCCAATTTGTTCTTCAAGGGATACCAGCAGCAGGACATAATAGAAAAGACGGGCTTGAGCAAGACTGAGGTGGCCTCTGCCGTGCAGGCTATCAAGATGAAGCTGAAGCCCACGTCTATTCCAGAACTGGAATACTACCGGAATAAGAGCCGTAAGCTGATAGGATTAGGGTTAAGCACAGCCTTTGAGATTCTGGATGATGAGGGAAACAGGAAATATCCCAACCTGCGGCTGAGAGCTTTGCAGGTGATTAGAGAGTATGCCAAACTATCTGCCGATATAGACGGCATTACAGGAGAGAAGGTTACTGCGGGTCCTGACAAGAAGGCATCTGACCTCATGGGCGAGCTAAAGAAGATGGCCGCAGTGGGTGGCAAGAAAGAAACGGTGAAAGAGGATATAGCCGATGCTGTTACCGACCAGGGAACAGATAGACCTGATGTTGAAGAAGATTCCAACAGTCAGGAAGAGGGAGCAGACGACAGGATTCCAGCCGTCAGAGACGCAGAGTAAAGTCCTCCATGCCCCTCAAAGAATTATAGAAGTAACTGGCGGGATACAGTCAGGCAAGAGTGAGATTTCGGCTGACTTCCTGACAACGAGATACTGGCTCGGTAATTTATACTGGCTGATAGGTCCCGATTACGACCAGTGCCGTGAGGAATTCGGTTATCTGGTAAGGAATTTCGAGGCTCTGGGGATGGTTAAGAACTGTCACTTCCCAAGCAGAGACCAGTGTACTCTGGACATAGCCCCTAATATCAGGATTGAAACCAAGTCGGCCAAGTATCCAGCCAAGATAGCGGGTAGGGCGTGTGACGGTATTATTATGTGCGAGCCCGGTCAGATAGACTTTGAGATATTCCAGAGGGCTATAGAGAGGTTGTCTACCAAGCAGGGGTGGTTACTCCTTGCGGGAACGCTGGAGACTTCAAACGACTGGATGTCTGATAAGTACAAAGAGTACCAGAATCCAGGCAATGCGGATGGTGGTGTCTCATTTGCCATGCCCACATGGGAAAATAAAGAGAAATACCCTGGTGGGCGCACAGACCCTGAAATAGTAAGGGCTGAAAACATACTCGGCCCCGAGAGATTCCAGGAGAGATACGGAGGTGTGCCTCTTAAACCAAGAGGAGTTGTGTTACCGGAGTTCAAGGCAATTATGCATACTGGCGACTTCAGGCTTGATACAAAGGAAGATGTGTTTCTTGGTATCGATCCTGGCTATTTTCCCTCTGTCTATGCGGTGGAATTTATCCAGTTTATCGGCGATGAAACTTATGTCTTTGATGAGATTTACGAGCAGCATCTGGGCACAGACCAGATAATACAAATGGTAGCTAGAAAGCCTTACGCCGGCCTTATCAAGTCGGGGGCTATTGACATCGCATCCAAACAGCATCACGGCTCACAGCCTGATTACATGATTTGGAAAACTCCCAACAGTGATACGAACTGGGGTGGATTATCGCTTGACAGCAGGCGGATAAACCCGATAAGCGATGGTGTAAACAGAATGAGGACTTTCCTAAGACCGCATCCTCTTACTGGCTTGCCGCAAGTCCATATCAGCAGTCGGTGCAGGGGCATATTGAGTGAACTGGGTGTATGCAAACCGCCTGAAGGAATCGACCAGGGCGGTATCTGGCGCATGAAGATGGACAGCAAGGGAACTATTCTATCGCCTGAGCCAGAAGATAAGCATAACCATGCAACCAAGGGTTTGATTTATGCGATGGTAAGCCACTTCGGACTGGGGATAAGACCGAGAAAAAGCAGTGTCAGTTCCATAGATATTTAGGAGATAGAGATTATGACTATCACCCTCAGAGAAATTAAAGAGATGGTTGGGGATAAAGCTAGCGGGAGGAGGGTGTCTCGTTTCCGCACTTTGCGCACTAACCAGAAATTGCAGCAGGACTGGTATAACCTGAAATACAGTATCAAAATTCACGATGAGTTCAAGAAGGTTAAGTTGCCTACCGCCCGCCAGATGGTAGATACTTTTGTATCTCACTTACCTTTATCTAATCCAACGGTCAAGGTAATTCCTTTCAAGGAGAAAAACCCCTACATCAAGAGGGCAGTGATACAGCAGGAGTATTATGAAGCACTGATGAGATGGAATATGCAGCAGACAACTAACTATCTCAGGGATGCTGCAAAGGACTTGGGTACTAAGGGAGAGGCTTTTATAAAGATAGTCTGGGATGAGAATATGCTTGGCGCTGCTGTAACTGATAAAGAAAAAAGAGAACAAGTCATGCTGGAGCGTATGCCGTTAAAGATAATGGCCAGAGAGCCAAGCAACTGCTATCCTTCCGCAGACCATATAGATTGTAGGCCGACAGATATGATTGAGCAGTACACGATAACGGCAGGGCAGGTTCACCGCATCTGGCCGAAGTGGAAGCCTGGAGCAGCAAGTAATGTCCCTGTAGTATTTACTGAATACTGGGATGATGAGGTTCTTTGCTTTATAGCTGACGGTACTCCTGTTACCGATGGTGTTGAGGAGAATCCTTATCGCTGCGTTCCTTACGAGCACGTCTATTCAGGGTTCGGACATCGGGATGAGAATAACTCGCCTGAAAGCCTGGCAGTCGGGATATTTCAGCATAGCATAGACTTATTGATGCAGCAATGTAGGGACTTTGCCTACTTAGATAAGGCGGAGGCATTTGCTTCCTTACCGATGCTCCTGCTTCCTGGTAATAGAGAAGATTATGAGCAAGGCGGCAAGGCTTTAGTGCCAAAACCTGGACAGGTTACTTATACTGGCGATTTTCAGGGAGAGATAGCTAAGGTGGTATGGGCAGCCAACAACCTGCCCGCTGGAATAATGCAAGCGATATCAGTCCATAATTCCATGCTCGGAAAGTCTCAACCTCAGGTGTTACGAGGCGAAACTCCTTCAGGAGTGGATTCCGGATATCCGATGGCTCTGATGATAGGCGAGGCCAGGTTAGAGTTCGGTATCCCGTTGGAGAACTTACAAACTCTATTCTCACGCTCATGCGATTTAGTAAGGATAATTATACGTGATGTGGTTAAAGAAGAAGTGCCGATTTGGGGGACTAACGGCGTTATCACGCTTAACCCCGATGATTGCGATGGCGCTTATAGGGTATCTGTGGAATTTGACGCTACCACGCCAGAGGCAGCAGCTAATAGAGCTTTGATATTACAGAGACTAAGACAGGGTGGCGATATATCGAGACAGACGGCACTGGAACTTAATCCGATGATAAAGAATCCTGCAAAAGAAGCAATACGGATTGACGCTGAATCGCTAAGTAAGCATCCTGCTATTCAGAGAATGATAGCGGTAAAGGCTATCAGGGCGAAAGAAGGGGAGCAGGCAGCATTAGCAGTAGAGCAGGCTATGTCAGAAGGTGAGGCTGGCGCTGGTAGAAAAGCTGAATCTTCTGGAATCCCACAGGGCGGTGCTTCAGAGAACCAGTTGCCTGAAGATGTGCTTGCCCATGCTATCGGAAGGAGACAGGTAGCGAAACAGGGCAGAGTAGGACAATAGTATGGAAAAGAAAAATCAAGCAGAACTCAGCCAGATATTGAAGTCAAGAATAGACGATACAGCCAGCGAACTTGAGAACCTGTTGCCTGACTTCGATATGATGCCGAAGCAGGATGATGCTGCGGTGAAACAGGCTATTCTGAATTTAACACCTGACGGATTAAATAAACTTTACCAGCAATATGGACAGCAAGGGGTAACAGATTTTCTAAATGAGTTTTCCGCTCATCGGAGGTGGTAACTATGCCTGATAGTAATAGCACAGGATGGGGATGGAGCAGTGGAGGTGGCTGGACTTATGGAGGTGAGCCACAAACATCGGGGCCGTCAACTGAACC